TTCTTCCAAATCAGGCTTAGCCATCTCATCCGCAGTTCTGCGAATATCAGCAGGGGTGCTGGCCGTATATGTTTGTAGTGGTGGTAATTCAACCTTTGGCTTAACGGGTTCTTCTTTCTTAGCGTTTTCTTCTAATTTCTTAGCGGCCTTGCTACCCTTCTTGGGTGTGGGTGTGTACCTGCTGTAGTCGTCAAACGCCCCAAGCATCTTCTGGCGTTCCATGTTTGTTTGTATTTGATCGTCAATGCCAGCAAACTCATCAGTCACTTGGTCGGGGTCTTCACCGTCTGTGGGGCCACGGTAACCCGGAACACCACCACCTGCCATACGCATCACACCGCCACCATCTTGGGCGTAGTTGAACATACCGCTTGTATCGCCCATACCATCTATGTTGGCGCGGGACATGGGTGAGTTAGAGCTTTCATCGAATCCTGCAATGCCGCCATCAGCCATGTGCTGCATGTTAGGGGCAGGTAGCCTGCCGATGCCCTGACTCTCAGGCGGCGCTGTTCGTAGTTGGCCACCATATCCGGTTTGAATAGGCGAACCCGAACCAGACATTACAGGTTGTGGCGTCATCGCCATCAGTGCAGCATCATTGACCTTGGGCATTTCTTGGCCACCCATTTGGGCAGCTTTATTTGCTTCTATGGCTTGGCGGTTCTGGCTTTCTTGAAAAGCTAACGGAAAAATATAGGGGTCATTTTTGTGCATCGCAGCATATTGCTGCAAAACACGGTCATCCATCAAACGTAACTTGGATGAAATATTTTTTTGGTCAAGTTGATTGATTGCCATGTTACTTCCTTAACCCATTCTTGATAGAGCCAGATCAGCCAGACCAGCAGGCTTTTCTTCAATCGTGCCACCTTTGGCTCGCAAGGCAGCGCCCAGACCAACTGCACCCAGACCCGCCACTTGAGAACCTATTGATGGGGGTGGGGCATAGATAGAAGAAGACTGCTGAGTCAAAGGCAAACCACGGAGCATGTCAGACATGAAGCCCAACTGCTTGTATGGATAGTTCTGATAGTTCAAGAAGTCTTGATACTGGTTGTTCATAACGTTCTGGCTTTGCTGCTGTTGCTGCGTGCCGTACTGATTCTGTAATTGATTGATACCCATGTTCTGGGTGTACTGCTGGTTACCCAACTGACCCAGTTGACCCGCACCTGTCAATGCTGTTTGCAGACCTTGAAGACCAAGACCCGCACCGTACTGGCGTGACTGCTCGGCAAGCTGCTGTGCCTGCAACATCTGCTGTTGGTTGGCTAATTGGGCTTGCATGTTCTGCCCAGCGCCTAATTGTTGTACACCCAACTGCGCTTGCAAGTTCTGACCGCCCATGGTGATACCGGCTTGTTGGTTAGCCAGTTGAGCTTGCAAGCGTGCGGCTTGCTCGGTGTTAAATTGCTGTTGACCTTGGCCGTATGCGGCTTGCTGACCCTGCGCAAAGATGTCGCCTTGCTGACGAGCCAGATTGTTACGCGCTTGACCACGCATAAGGTAGTCACCGCTGCCCCCAAACGCACCGCTACGTGCTGCTTGAGCTTGCTGGGTTTGCCCTGCGATAGCCGCTTGACGTGCTGCGTCTTGTTGCTGGCGTTGAACCACGTTCGCCATGTAAGGCGACATGTAGGCTTCGGCCATGCCGGGGCGCGTAAAGGATTGGGTACCTACACGATCCACATCACCCATCTGGTAGTACTGCAAGTCAGGGCTGTTGACGTTGTATGTAGAGAACTTGGCAGGGTCGTAGTTGCCATAATTCATGGCGGCTTGTGAAGCCAGCCCTGTGATGTCTGTAGCCCGCTGAGTCTGGGGCGACGCCTGCATATTCTGCGCACCCGCAAAGGCTTGCTGTTGCAGAGGTGTGAACTGCGCAACTCTGTCCCCCATGTACTGCATGTAGGGATTGGCATTGACGTCTGAGACTGCCGCGGCCTGCCCCAGCATGTTTTCGACATACGGCTTAGCGTAGTCGGGGATCGCGGTTTGCGTTAGCGTCGTTTGGGAAATTTGTGGTTCAGCCATGATCTATCCTTACGCGGGAAGGTATTTGTCAGCACGGCTATTAGCCGCTACTTTGTTTTTGCCTGTGGTCTTACCTCGTGCACGTTGCACACGATCCATCATGGCGTAGAGTTTCTTAGCGCCTGCATCTGTTGAGCCGTTGCCCAGTTCAGACACGATGCGTGCAGGCACTACAAACTCACCATCGGCAAGGCGTGCGGGCTGTTGCTTCTGGCCAATCGTTGCAGGGATGCTATCAGACACGCCATCACCGGGGCCTTTGAGCAAACGGCCACCATCAGAGTAGTTACCCAAGGAACCAAGGCCACCGCCTACGGCATAGCCACCCATGGCGTAACCCATCATGCCTCCACCAGCAGCTTTTTTGGTAGTAGCTTGTCTTCCACTATCTTTGCCAAACATTGTGTAGTGTTCGTATCCAGATTTAAATTTAACAGGTTGCCCAGACACAGATTTACCCGTGGATAACTCTTTGGCAACGTCAGGGTTTGCGGCTAAATATGCGGCTTCATCCCAGCTATCTTTAACAGTTTTATCGGCAGCGGTATCAGCGGCAGCTTTGTCAGCGGCAGCTTTGTCTGCAATTTTCTGGTCAGTAGCTTCTTGGTTAACCGTACCGTCTGTATTTTTGACTGTAACTGCGGCTTTATTTGCCGCAGCAGCACGCCACTTGGGTGCTATTTGAGAGATTGGAACACCCGTAGCTTGAGAAATCTGTGTTGGCGTTAAGTTGTTTTCAACAGCCCAAGCGTACGTAGCCGCATCGTCCTGACCTGCATTTTTCTTAAAGTAGTTAAAGATTTCGTTTTGCGACATCAAGTAGTTAGTGCCGCCCGATGGGTCTTTGTACTCGGCAACGTAGTCAGGATTACGGTTGTACTTGCCAGTAGCTTGATCAAAGATGTACTGTCTATTGGTGCTGGCAGGCATGCCCAATGTGGCTTCGCTGTACGGACGCATGATCTCCCCCACACCAGACTTGGTTGGGTTTGCGCCTTTACCCATGAGGTAGTTGTACGCCGCCAAAGAATCGCCAGTTTGCTTGTTGAACTTGGCGTTGTAATACGCATCTTTAGCTTGATCTGGGCTGACATTAAGAAGTTGTGCGGCTGTCTCAGGTGGTAGACCAATCTTGTCAATAAAGTTAACGTGTTCCAACTCAGTAGCTTTGGGGTTAGATGCCCCCCACTGGCTGTACAAGTCAAGTTTAAGTTTATCTGCGGCAGTCTTAGCGGCTGCTTGATCTGCAATCTGTTGTTTAGCCAACGTCATGGGGTCGGTCTTAAACGCTGATTTGCCTGTGAAGTCAACGATCGGGCCTTGTGTGCCCGTGGAAGCCATCGTGCCCTGACCTTGGTATGTGCCTTGGCCAACAGCCGTGCCAACAGCAGGAGGAACGTATGTGTTACCCGCCACTGTGTTGTATGTGCCGGTTGATTTGACTGCTACAGGTTTAACTGTGGAAGTACCGTCGCCTGTGTAATCAAGACGGGTATCAGCGCCAGCATCAACGCGAGGGAGTGCGGTTAAACCAGAAGTGGCGGCTGCAGACGCGGCTCTATCAGCGGCAATAGATTCCGCGGTACTCATGCGTGGGATAACTTTGTATCCCATCTTCTTTTCGTACGCTTGTTGCCACTCAGGAGTTTCTTCAAAACCTGCGGAACGCGCCAAATTTTTAACCGTAGAAGAACCACCTAAAGCATCAAGTGCCGCAGTAGGAACGCCCCCCATAGTAGAACGGTACATTAACTCTAATGCTTGTTCTGCAGGAGTTTTAAACTTGCTGGTTATATCGTTTGTGTAATTGCCGATGTAGTTGTTCATTGCCAACTGTTGACCAGCATCTGACTTTAAGTCAATCGAGCCGGGGTGAGTGTTAGCGTAATCGTATAGTTGTGTAGCCGTACCGTTGTATCCAGCAGACTCAGCCAACTTCTTAACTGCAGCGGCGCCGCCCAGTGCATCCATAGCCGCTGTATCCACACCACCTGTAGAAGACTTAAACATCAAAGCCATAGCCTGCTGTTGTTGGGGTGTCAATGTAGCAGCGGCAGAGGTGGCTACGGGTTTATCGTATTGGGAAAGGATAGAAGGTAAACCTGCTTCTGTACCACCAGCTTTTATGTAGTCAGATGCGATCTTGTCATAGACTTGTTTACCACCAAGGTTAGCGTAAATGTTATTTAAGTCAGGTGCGGCAGTAACAATGGGGGCAGCGGCAGCGGGAGCCGCCACAGGTTTATCGTACGCAGAGAAGATAGAAGGTAAGCCCGCCTCAGTACCGCCAGCTTTTAAATAGTCGGCAGAAATCTTGTCATAGACTTGCTTACCGCCAAGGTTGGCGTAAATGTTATTGAGATCGCCTCCACCAGCCAAAGCCACAATACCACCGTCAGCAAACGGCTTGTATGCAGGAGTGCCGTAGTTTTTAGCAGGCACGGGATTTAGTTGACGATATGTCCCGCTGTAAGGGTCATAGATTGATTGGCGAATGCTTGCATTGCTTGATATGTCAGGCATCTTTGTGGTGGTAGGAACCATCATGTCTGCCACGATCGGGGAAGCGGCAGCAGCTAAAGGCATAAGGTTCTGTTTGGCAAAGTTCATCGCGGTGGAGCCAGACTCTGTAATAGCGCCCAAACCCGCGCCTGCTTTACTGAAGCCAGATGTATCAGCTAAACGTTCCGATACCATCTTACCAACTTGTTCTTCCCCTAATTGCCCAGAAGCAATCTCAGCGGCTTTGTCTTTAGCTATTTCACCAGTAAGTTGGCTAGATAATGCGCCTTCTCCAGCAGCAGCTAAACTTTGCCCAATACCAAAACCACCATACGCACCCAAACCAGCCATCAAACCTTTAGACAAGCTACCCGTAGCAATACCTGTGACGCCACCTACGATAGCGCCAGCGCCCAGAGCAGATTCAACAAGGCCAAAACCAGCGGGGCCAAGCGCAAATCCTGCCAATATTGGCAGCAAGGACTTCAAAAAGTTAGCTTCGGGTAAACCCGTATCAGGGTTGATGGTCAATGTACCACCATGTTTCATGGCCAAAGCTTGCAACCCCTGCACTTCGTGGGGGGTCATGTGGACAAGCATCGAATCGCCGTTGCGACCCTTTGATGCCATGTGGTCTGCTAGTACGTGAAGGCTCATTTTTGCCTCTCAAAATGGGGGTTGTTTGATAATATCATGCTGGGAGCGCAGACACAAATGAAAGTGTAGCTACGACAGACGCTGTGGATGGTTTAGTTGGCGTGCCAGAAGCCGCGTAAGTTTCTATGGTTACGCTTGCATTTGTGGTTGACCAGTAAATCTGAATGTAATCGCCTGCATTCATGGACAAAAAGTAGTTCCAGCCTTTGATGTCGTGAAACGGAACTCCCGCACTTTTTCTAGCGGGCATACCAACTTTACCAGTCGAGCCAACAATGTCTGTGCCGTTTTGTTTAAGCCAGATAAATACATCTTGTGGAGCATTATCCAAATTTTGAAGCTGTGCACTAAACTGCAAGTTGTATATGCCGGGGTTATCCACAGTTAATTTTGAGCCTGTTTGCAGCGACACCGAATTAGAAAAATCCGTGGTGTTTAACGCCATCAACGTAGCGGTATTGACTGTAGCTGTTTGGGACGTAAAGTCTGAAAATGCTCCGTACGGAAACGCAATGTATTTACCGCCAGCATTGCCCAGCAACTCACTTAAAGCATTACGCAGTTGGTTAAAGTACAAACGCAAGACGTTGGAATACTGATCTTGGTACTGGCGATCGTAGTCTTTACCACCCAGAGGTAAGCTAGGTGGCGCAGGGTTAATGATGCGGTTGTTCGTCGCCATCAACGTCTGCCGTCAGGGCGAATATCTATACGCGGTGCGCCAAGCTGCCAAGTCGTGCCAATTTGGTTTGACTCAATCTTGAAGATCATCTGGCGGCCACGCATGCGCGTGTAAATCTGCCCTGTAAACTCTTCGGTAATGTCGTACGCACTGCTGTTATATACCGGCTGGCTTGCGCTACTTGTTCTGCCAGAGCCAGAGTTGGTCAAGCCATATAGCGTCATGGTCACAGATGCTGGGTTGCCTTGTGTGTCAGACACAGAGTCGCCAAATGTCAAGTCCGGTAGGACACGCCAGACAAAGCCAAAATTATGGCCGTCACCAATATCGAACTCAGACGAGCTAATATAAGCATCAATTGCAACAACACTGGTATCTTGGCCATTATTGAGTCCTTGCTCGTGGTTAACCAAGTTGTAGCTGTACGTAGCCCCAATCGGGTATTGACGCAAACCAGAGTCAAGCCATGCCGTGCGCCCAATTGTGCCGTAGTACCAGACTTTTTCAAGGTAGTTGTATATAACATACCGGTCGTTAACCGTACTGTCGTTTGATGGATAGAACCACCAGACTTCATTGAAGCCTTCGTTTGTGCCGCAGCATACTTGCAACGCTTGACCTTGGTTAAGGTCTTGGAACACGTAACGGCGCAGGTCACAGTTAAGCGTCTGCACACGGCCATCATAAGCATAGAACTTGTCCACGCCCATCCAGTACACAACGCCCGAAGCAATCACAGCCGAGTTAGGACTCATGATTGAAATGTTGTCGCCAAGCAACTGCGGTGCCCACACGTATGGGGGGCCAAGGTACTGGAGCGAGTACACGCTGGAATCCGTAAACACCACAATCTCTTGGCGGGTCTGCACAGTCGTAATAATCTGTGAGCCGTGAGAAAGTCTAACAAACCCCGCTTGGTTTGTAGCGTCAGGCGTCCAATTGTAGATGTCATCTTGGTTTGACCAGCGAATCAGCATCGGGTCAAGAACCCCAGAGTTGTAATCGTTTGTACCAAACACAAGAATAAAACGTGATGTGTCGGATACTGTCAAGTTATTCTGCAAGGTTGGTGCGTCAACAATCTTAGACACACTTCCAGAGCCAGTAGTTGATGTGTTGATTGCTGTACCAGACGCGTCAAGCAAATTAAACGTTAAGCCATCAACTTGGAAGACGTAATACGTTACGCTTGCGGTAACACCTGTTGGCAACGAGCCGCCAGAAAATTGCAGTGCCGCGCCTTCTGTGTAAAGAATAGTTGAAGTAACAACTGTGGGTGATGCGCTGGTAAATGTAACTGTGCCGCCAAGGGTGTTGATGTTAACCCCGCGTGTGCCTGTACCAGAAGTTGCGCTCCAGTAATAAAGTGCACCACCACGAGGGCCATAGATTAAATCTTGGCCATAGTTCATCTGGTTCCACAACTGCAAACTAGACGCGCTTGTGCCGCCCGTACCCCAAACGCCAGCACCCCATGTACCCGCACTCCAACCCGACAAAGGTACCGCATACTCAGGGCCAGCGTTAACTTGGTAAGCGGCAGATACAGCAGAGCCGCCGTAAGAACCTGCAGTCAGCGCAGAAGTTGTGGTGATGGTATACGAGTTTGAGTTGACAATTGTAAGTTGGTATTCAGCGTTTAACGTAGAAGCGTACGTGCCTGTAGCCCCGCTGAAAGTCACATAAGAGCCGTTGGTTGCCCCGTGGCTGGTCGCAGTCACTGTAACTGTGGTTGTTCCGTTGGCTGTGAACGGGTTTGTGCCTAGTGTTGTGGTGGTTCTAAGGGGCGTAATGTCGTAATACACGCCACCGTTTTCAATATAAAACTTTAAGTTTGTGCCAACACCAAGAAGGTTCAAGCTACCAAGTGTGACCCAATTCCACAGTGAACGGCAAACTCCAACAAACACAGATGCAGAAATACGTTGCCAACCACCAATAACTTCTGGGGTGCCTTGACGAAAACGCACTTTGTTAGACTCGTACCAGCCACCCTCGTTGGTATAACGGGTATTCTCCCGGTTGACGCCCGGCTTAAACAGAATCTTTTGTAATGGCATCGGTCAATCCAGTAGGGCGCACTCAGCAGTGCGGCGTTTTAACAAGCCCGGCAGTACTTTGCCGCCACCTTTAGTCCAGAGCATCAGTTGTTCCTTGGCCCCGTCCCAATCATTGGCATTGATTTTCCTCTTTAACGTGCTTGTTTGCAAGCGTCCAGTGCCTAGGTTGTAACAGAAATCCACGATGGCGTTGCACTTACGTTCGTCAGTAATCAGGCCGGGGCAGTTACGCAGAACACCGGGTAGGTACGTATGCTCAAGCTCGATCATCAAAAGCGCCCTAGCCGTGGGTTCATCCATTGGTGCATCTTCCAACGTTACCTTGCGTTTGTCTGCGTAGTAGGTAGACCCGTAGCCAATCGTAGCCACACCAGCCGGACATAAGTACGGCTTGGCGCGGTAGCCCTCAAACTGACGGCATAAGCTGGCGGCTAACTCTAGGTTCATATGCCACGTTGCTTCAGAGTACGGTCGAGGAACCAATAGTTAATTGTCCCAGACAACAAAGCTGAGAAGTCAGGGGTCATCATGGTTTTGAACACTTCCACGGCAGGAGCACCGGCAAGCCATGCGTTCCATGCAAACCATACGTGGATGAACGACCACACAAACAGCACCCAATATGTGACCACGGGACGGACAGAAGCTGACAGACTAGCTACCCAACCGCCTGCGGCTTTGACCATTTCGGCTTGCTGGGTGATGGCGTTGTTGAAGGCATCCATAACACCTACGTCCATAGCGGCTTCGCGCTGTGCGCCTATCTCAGCTAACTTCTGCTGACCACGCAGGGTTTCTAGTTCGCACTGACGGGCAAACATGTTGAGTTCATGCTCACGCTCGTTCTTCTTGTCAAAGAACTTCAGCACCTCAGGAGCCATACGGAAGATGCCGCCAAAGATGGAACCTAGCAAGCCCCCAGATAAAATATCAAGCATGGTTATTCTCCACAGTGTTTACATTTGTGATGGCTGTCGCCGTGCGAGAGCTTGACCCCCGCCAACAGGCCAATAAAGCCACCGATGATGGTTTGGAAAGCCGGATGCAGCATACTGAAGATTTCTGCGTTATCCACTTCCTTAGCCCATAAGCCGAGCAGAAAAGCCGCCACCATACCCAGCACCGACAAGCAAAGCGTGGAAGCCACCATCAGGGTTACAGAATACGTCAATTTACCCACGACATCTTGGTTATGTTCCATTTCAACCTCTATACGTACACGTCCAGTTTGCGGTTTGTAAAAATCTCAAGGCTAAGTTGATTGCGTTCGGCTTTCTTTACGTACAACTCAA